TGACAGCGTGTATGCCTCAGACCTTCTTGGTGCCCCTCTTCTGTATGAAAGGATCGCGATAAGATCGTCCCTTGTGTCCATTACCTAGCCCCTTCAAACCAGCCTCGCCCAGGCTCCCATTTACACATAGCTGTTCCCATGGGGCCATTTCTCTGGGCCCTGACAATCACCTCTGCGTCGGATGCAGGGTCGTGGTCTTCATTGTAAACAACGTGCCTATAGACAAAGACCACCGCATCGGCGTCTTGCTCAATCTGTCCTGAGTCTCTCAGGTCAGAGAGTATTGGCCGCTTGTTCTCCCTGAACTCGCAGCTTCTGTTTAGCTGAGCGACCACGAATATAGGTATATCAAGCTCCATGGAGAGCCTCTTAAAGGCGCTGGATGCTTCTGCCACTTGTCGCTCTCTGCTTGTAGACTGGGGCAGCTTGAGCAGCTGGAGGTAGTCAACGGCTGCAGCGCATATGCCGAGCCTCTTCTTTTGCACACGAATAGACATTAGTGCAGCGCCAAGACTCTTTGGCTTGTCATCGAAATAGGTCTGTACCCCCTCCCACTTGCTCAGGATGTCTCCAGAGACCCTGCTTACATCCTCTGCCGTGTTTCCCAGTCGAGCATCTGAGGATGCTATTCGCTCTCCTATCTGCATCTCGTTCATTTCTGCAGAGACGAACAGGGTTGGCTTCTCCTGAAGCCTAGAGATGCTGCTGAGCAGGGAGATCATCAAATGGGTCTTCCCCATTTTCGGCCTACCACCCACAACAATCATCTGCCCAGGGCGTATCTGAAGGATTCTGTCCAGAGACGGCATTCCGGTTTGCACTAGCGTGTTGCTTCGCAGACCTAGTCTCTGTGCCTCAAGGTCTTCCAGGTAATCCTTGGTTATGTCATGCGCTGTTCTCGGCTCAGAGCGGCCCTCAGGAGTCCATGTTGTGGCACTAGATATGGAAGACGACAGCTTGAGTATTTCCGAAAACGGAAGCCTGTCCTCCTCACAGGCGAGGATGTTTCTACAGCTATCAACAATGTACTGTCTCCTGGCCTCCTGGATAACAGAGGAGACATAGGTTTCTATGTTGTTCCTATTGGCGTTCGCCGCGTCTACGGTCTTGATGTAATACTCAAGATCTTCCCACAGGCTAAACGGCTTGGAGGAGCCAACATTTCCCTCCATTCGATCATAGATAGTGGCCCTGTCGGGGCCGATCCCAGCCTTCCTCTCTCTTACAAACAAAGCCCATGTGATTCTGTTGTGTGGGTCTGCAAAATGATCCTTCTTAAGTCCCAGGCTTTCCGCCTCATCAACGCAAACAGGGTGCCTAAGACAGACCGAAAGAATCGCCCTCTCTGACTCACGAATCATCACTGCCCCCCCTTTGAACAAGAGAGACGGACGGGGAACCGTTGTGCCAGGGGTAAAAGGTGACAATCGCCGCCCCCTTTGGACAGGGGCCTGTGTGACCGTCGTCACGAATAAAGTGCAGCCTTCCCGTGATCAACTGAACCGAACCAGCCTTCCACACCCAGTCTCGCCACCACCTCGTATCCGTAGACGCAGGAAGTAAGCAACAAACAACAAGACGGTGCTTCCTAGACTGCTCGTAAGCCCTCCTAACAAACTTGCCCACATCCTTGCCCCAAGGCGGATTCATCCACACAGCCATGTTAGGCAGGTAACCGTCCATAAAATCGGTCCACTCAACAGAAAGGGCGTCGTCATCCTCCCCTATCCACATATCAACCTTGGCGTTGCGCCCACTGGCACAAACATCAAGTTGAAATGCAAACCTCATGTCAAGATCGTCAAAAAGCCACTCAGGAGTAGACCACTCAACACTTCTACTGCTGAACAACTGCTGCTTATTCCAAGGAGACGGGCTCATGGTGCCTCCCCGCGAACCTTGATCACCTCTTCAGCGGAAGAAGGAGGCATCACACCGAAATACTGGCAAAAGGAAGATATAGAGTCCTTCGTTAAACCACCCCGCCTCGCACACCACCTGTCCAACAGGTAGTCAGGACTCTTGTTGTTCTTACGCAACCACCGAGCAGCCTCCAAAAGAACTACCTGACCACCACCGCTATCAAAGCTCTCCTGAGAACGAGACCACCAGTTCCTCAGAAAAGCACGAATGTCCTTCTTCGACCTAGATGGACGCTCCGCCTCCCACAACAAAGCCTTGCGAGCCTCGTTAACCAGATTCACATCAGGAAAAGCAAGCACCGCCTTGCTACACCAACCCATCAAACTATCGGTCTTCCCAAGACGACCAGGAAAGGCCTCTATTAAAAAATCATGCAGCTCCGTATCCCTGAACACAAACGCCTCCACACACCCAAAAGGGCAACAGAAATAACAACAGCGTCATTGACGCCCCTACAAACACCCGCCGTCAAGCCACCCAGCCCCAGCCTCCCCAGGGAGCTACCCTGAGGAGGACTGTTGAGGGGCGTTGGCTCTAGAGGAGAGCGAACTGAAAAAATCCTAATCCAGTCCCGCCATCACAGTCAAGCTACAATTCGTCACTTTCTACAAACACAGGAGTACCCTCCCCAAGCCAGCTCCCAGAGATGTTGAAGTAAAACCAGTCCTGAGCGTCCTCAGCCCCACAACCCAACCACTCCATGATGGCCGCAACACAAAGGCCCGACTCGTACACCGCAACCTCAACCCCACCAACACGGTCCCAATGGTCCGCAGGAGTCCGCGTCGTGCCCACCACGGCCTTATCGAAGTGCTCGCGGGGCTCCACAAGCAAAGCCTCGTCAGAAAGCCTCTCCGCCCACTCTGGGGACTCCAAAACATCTCCCATATTCACCTCCTATAACCCGGTTGACAGATCTTAAATACACAGCTACCCTATCCGTAGGTAAGCAGGAAGGGATTAACTAAGTATACTTAGTACTCTAGGTACCTACTAGACATAGAACATAGAAACAACGTTTCTACTAACTAGGTACTTAGTTACCTAGTTATCTAGGTACCTAGTTACATAGGTACTTAGGCATAGAACAAAGAAACAAAGTTTCTTCTACTTAGCCTACTAGCCTACTAGGCTACTAGGCCTCAGCTGTACCCTCTTCTCCAACCAGGCAGACATAGTCCAGGGCTTCTGCCTCTACCACCCCGTCCAGGACACCCTCCGGGTCCCGCCTAACCGCGTCTATGAGCCTATTAAAAGCATCCTCGGCGTCATTCCCAAACATAACCGCCGTCAAAATAAACCTATATCCCTTGATGCCCTTTTCTGAACCCCTCATCTGCATAAGCCTCCACCAGGAAATCCCTTTCCCTTCGGAGTCTACAGATTTCAGCGTCACGCTCATCAAGAAGGTCAAACAGCGCGGGGATAAGGCCTAGTGCTTCCAGGGGAGCCTTGCCCTCCCAGCGCCTCATCAGTTCATCTCTAAACGACCTGAGTCCAAGCTTCAAAGACATAGATAACCTCCATGCCTTGGCAGCATAACACATGACATAATCAATGCTAGCCAAACCCGCTAGCGCTCTGTCTTATGTGAAGGGCGTACATGGCCTGTATGTTGAGAGACATGCGTAGTTGATATAAATATATATAGCTCCTCGAAGGGGGGGTGGGGGGTGGGTTAGGCGTTCGCACACCCCCATTTCAACGATAAGTCCCGCCTACCCCTTGACCAATGCCCAGCCCTGGCCAGACAGCCAAAAGCGCTCCACGGCCAGCATAGGCCCTGCTGCGCGTATTGTAGAGCAGTATCACGGTTATTCGCACCACTCGCGCGTACCCTATTTAACTTCGAACCGAAAACCTAGGTTTGCTTGCATGTTGCAAGTACTTACAGCCTGGGAGCCTTGATAGTTACTTGTGGGATGCAAGTAATTGGGTAGCGCCCCACACTCCAAACTTCCCCGCATCCGTACCATTAGGACACCCCCACGGCTTTCAACCTTTAAACGTTGAAACATTCTTTCAACTTTAAGACTTGACAGATAGAAATTGCTCGGGATATAAAGGGTTTAACTTAAACAGGCCGAGGGGCCACCACAAAAGGAGCACAGGCAATGGCACGTAAGAGTAAAAAGACTACCAGCAAGGCGCGTACTTCATCGATTACCAGCAAGCCAAAGAATAAGACAAAGCAGATTAGGGCTACGGGCGTTCGCGGCGATGCTATCGCGAAGGGACAGGACCACGGGACGGCGATCACGGAGTTTCAGGCGATTGTGAACGGCGCTACCGCTGGCTTTCTATCTCAGGAAAGATTTGCGGACTCCGGACTGCGATCCATTGATATGAGCTACGGCGCTGGATTGACTGGCAAGGGTACAGGCTTCAAGACCTTGACTACGAGGGAGGATAATCAGCCCTTGCACGTAGCAAGTTACACGATCTCCAGTGTGCGCCATGATGACGGCAATTATCAGGCCACAGGAAGGCACCATTTGGCAGGGATCTGCTCAGACACTGGTAGCCCTACCGCGCAAGCAATCGCAGCCAGTCTCCAGGCTTCAGTCTCAATGCGCTCTAGCATGAAGAGAGCCCGCGACCATGTTGCGAAGCTTGAGCGGCAAGGGAAGGTCAAGGCCACCAACAATGAAGACCGTGAACAGGCTATCAGGGCGCGTGGTTCGTTCGTGCCTAACTCTGCTTTTGGCAAGGGTCTTATCCCTAGTTATGGGGCTGTCATGCTTGAACCAGGACCAAAGCGCACCACAGGCAGCAACACCGTCTCCTATCCCCTGCCTACACTGAGCAAGGAGGGGCTCGAATACTTCGCAGACGCTATCAAGGCAGGTGACGCGATCATGCGACCTATTCAGCCCTGTTACGCGCCAAATAAAAAGCAAGCGCCAAAGACTGCTAGCAAGGCAATGCTTGCCCTGGGTCTGGACTGCGAAGGAGCGCGCCTTAGAGAGTTCCGCGCATCTATCGGCCTTGAAGGCAAGGGCTCAGCTACTAAGCACGCTCGACAGTGTCTAGCAGCGCTCGTAACGGCTGGACTGCTAGCACCCGACATGATCGGGGAAGTAGCAGCAGCTAGCGCGAAAGCCTCCTAGCAGGGGAGCGTCCTAGCAGGCTGCGCGCTCCTTGCGCGTGGCCTTGCTAGGTGCTGTTCAGTGCTCTGTCTTACAGGGTAGTGATTAGCACCTAGTCAATCGTCAATCTTCAATCTTTAAAGGTTGAAACATTCAAAGGAGTGAAGACATGGAAGTAGCAATAAGCAACCTGAGCAGGGCAACGACTACCTATATAGCGTCCTGCGAGGAAGATTGCAGGGACAAGACGGACCTAGCCGTATACCGGCTGTGCGTAGAGCATGACGACACCGTTGTGATGGGCCGATGTATCGGAACACCTATGCGAATCGTTGAAGACATGCGAGACACTGAGCGCAAGCGAATAGCCGAGATGGGGGGATGACATGACCGAGGACAACGACAGATACATAGTCACCATATACGGAGACGGGGATTGCATTACGCGATTCGCTAAGTACGGCAGGCAAGGGCACATCGAAGCCATTGAGTCGGTGGATTGGGAGGTACATAACAAGCATGCAAGGCGTGCGACCGTAGAGCGAGAGCTACCAGGGGGCGAGCTAAAGATGGTCTACGAGCGGGAGCAGGACACCTATGAGGTGACCGGGGTAGACCGATCCGGCAGGCGATTTAAGCAAGCATATAAAAGCAAGTTTTTCGCTATGGGAGTCAACCTATGGCGAGGCAGCGTATGGCATGTGCGAGACGGGAAGCGAAAGCTGATCAAGCGAGTAACCAACTAACAACCTTTCAACCTTTAAAAGTTGAAAGCCAAAGGAGGAGAGAAAATGGAAGGCTTACCAGTTTGGATCGTGGCCTATGGCGAAGCATATCAAGGGTACACGGTCGCCCCAGAAATACCTGCTCGCACTAGTTACATAGCGCAACAGATAGCAGCGCGAGAGTATGCAGAGGAAAGTCTTATATGGGGAGATGAAGTTATGACGCGGGAAGATCGCGAGGATGGATCGGTAATGTGGTCAAAGGGCTGTGATCGCGTCTACCTGCTTCCCTTGCGAGTGGAGATCTAAAGTTTCAACTTTTAAAAGTTGAAAGCTGGCAGGGAAGGGGAAATCCAATGCCAATTTGGAATGAAGAGAGGCTAGATCCTGGCATCGATCTACGCCGCCAAAATGCGACGATTAGAGCACGGCTAAGCCGACAACGGATTACAGATCCACAGCCGATATGTGAAGCAAACGAGTCACCGCGAATCAACACGGTGATCGATTCTCAATCTTTAAAAGTTGAAAGGGAGTAGAAAAATGACACGCACGAAAAGGATAAAGGTCGTCAGAGATATGGCCCAGCGCATCCGATATGTCTGCGACACGCAAAGCATCTATCGTTTTCGCGACATCGAAAGCACCATCAGGAAGCAAGAGCGCCAACACCGCAAGGGCTACGGGGCCAGTGGATACCGGGAGCCAGTCGCCGTCGCCGTCGATTACTTCATTGTTCGCTGCTTTGCCGACGCATTCCGGGTGGTGCGAGATACCGAAACGGCGCGGGATGTGCTGGATAATCTCGGTGTTCGTCTTGATTACCTGATGGCGATCTCCGTGGTCGCTCAATATGAAGCCGAGATCACCTCCTCTGTCCACGTTGGCGACCTAATGGAAGCCGCAGACACCCTCGACTATTCAGACGACATCGCGCGTAGATAGCGGCGATGAACTCTCAACCTTTAAAGATTGAAAAGGAGCAACGGCATGACTGAAGCACAACTCACCTCAATTAAGAGGCTCGTCTCTACTTACAACTCAACCTTAGAGCACACCAGTGTCCTGCATGACATAGACGGTACCGGGATTATGGGCCTACCACCTGGATGGATCCTTGTGAACGTGTGCCGAACCGAGGTTGGCAAGCAGCCACACCAATGCAATTCGATAATCGTACAGGCTGGCATCGCTCCCGATGGCAGCGTCTCAACCTAACAATAATTCTCAACCTTTAAAAAGTCGGGCCTGTCAGTCTCTCACGAGGCGGGCGGCACGGTTCGTATATTCACGCCAAAGATGTCTAAGTTTGATGTCGTTGCCGGATGGAGCGACTGCAAGGGCGGGCGATTCGTTGTCAGGGAGACAACGAAGTCCGCGTAACTGCCCAGCGATGGGCAATGGAAGGAGAGAGAGATGACCATTAGTCAAGTTGATCGAAGCACTGTGAAGATGCTCCTTGATGAGGCGGAGGAGGCTCTGGGCCGAATCGCCATGAGGCACGGCATCGTCGTGTCTAGGAAGCACTGCACATACTCCAAGACCGAGGTCCCCGTGGCTTTCAAGTTCGTCATCCCTGAGAGGGCCGAGGACGGAACGGCTATCGACCCGATTGAAAAGGAGTGAAGGCATGACTGGATACGCATGGGTGATCACAAGGGACCGTATTGATGGCGGCATGGAAAATGGAACGGTCGGATCATGGAAAGCGGCGCTAAGTGCTGCCGAGATCCGTTCGAGCGAAGGCGGTGAGCGGTTCTCGATGTACGACGACGACGGGAACTGTTGCTACGAGGGGATCTTTGTAGGCGACGACGATGCCACCGGGTTCGAGCCTCTCAAAGACTTCGGGATACCGAACGCGGGGTGCACAGAAATACGCTACCGCAACCCGAACACCGGGAAGATGGAGCGTCTCTAAAACTCAACCTTTAAAGATTGAAAAGAAGACATGAATAACGAACACAAGCCTAAGCCACGGCGCTCGCCGTGGAGAATCCATCGCCTTGAAAAAGGCTTTGAGATCTTTTGGAGAGACGACGGCGATGGGGTCGAGTCTTACACTTACGTCGCAACAGCCCGCCAACACAGCAACGCCAGACGCATAGCCGCTGCGCCTGAAATGCTGGCTGTATTGGTGGCGGCGCGGGCAAGCATCTCCGACGCCCTGAGCCCAGACCCGTCGACAGACTGGAGAGACAGCCTAACCGACGCACTAGACGCAATTAACGCAACCATTAACGACGCAACCAAGGAGGAAGCATGAACTTCGCAACATACCTACCCATACCACCAGACCTTCTAGAGCTTCCCAAAGCCACGGCGATTCGTGGCTGGATAGGGCTAGACCACCGACTGCTAGATGGCACACGGATCAGACCGAGAATTAGGACAGCCGTGAACGCTATCGCATGGGCGCAGGCTGGGGGCACGGCCCCTATGGTTGTCCAGGAAGGCTACGTCACACGCAAGGAAGGCGAGACGACTCACACAGCAGAAGAGTTTGTGGAGCAATACCGTCGATCACGCGAAGAGATAGACATTCTGATCTACGAGGTACGAACTGCCGCGGGAGCAAGTATAGGCATACCCGTAGCAAAGGACGCAGCCGACAGCGAAGAGGGCAGGATAGAGCTTGTCATGTCGATGATTGACAAAAACCTGCTCATTGAACTGGGATTAACGATCACTCTCCTCAGAGAGGAGCGCGGCCCGCGATACAGGGCAAAAAACTTTCAATCTTTAAAGGTTGAAAGCTAAAAGCACCTTGCACATGTCAGGTTGACAGCCTGCAATCTATAGAGTAAGGTATACACTCAACGTCAAGGAAGGGGTTCCAATGACACCAATAACAAACAAGGGCGTTCGCTCTGTAATTGTCTGGCTCGGTTTTGATCCAGACAGTGACGATTTAATAGACAGCCTCCGATACACCAAGAGCGGAAGGCTCAGGCGGCTGTTTGGCAAGAACTTCAAGTGTGAGATGGGGGAATTGCAGGCTGTACTGACTGCGGTATTACACCTGTCGCCATGGAAAGAGGCTGGCTTCAATACCTGCGCCTTTGCTGGGGCATGTGCCGAGGTCTGCATCAAGACGACCGGACAGTGCGTGACAAACACGGCGCTTCGCTCTCGCATCTGTAAGACGCTCTACTTCTTTCTATTCCGAGAGGAGTTTCTCGATCAGTTGCGGATGGAGATTCGCCAGCACATTTACATGGCGAAGATCAAGGGCATGCGAGCAGCTATCAGGCTGAACGCTACGAGCGACATTCTATGGGAGCGCACGGGGATCATCGATGAGTTCCCAGAGGTGCAGTTTTACGACTACACGAAGATCCCTTTAGAGAAGCGCAACCCACCACCTAACTACCACCTGACGTTCAGCCTAAGCGAGGACCCGAAGTCTATGGGTAGGGCCTTGTCGTATCTGGAGGCGGGACACAACGCCGCGATGGTAGTGCAGACGCTTGACGGGATGAAGAGGGGCGACGCCAAGAGGGCATCCCAAAGTCTTGTGGAGGCTGGCTCATGGAACGGATACCCAACCTTCTCTGGTGATAACAACGACATCAGGTTTTGGGATCCACCGGGAAGCTGGATTGTCCTGTACGCCAAGGGACCGGCGACAAAGGACACCTCTGGGTTTGTTCAACGCCTACCAATTATCAACCTTTAAAGATTGAAACCAGAAGGAGGAAGCATGAGTGAAGACGAATACATTTACATAAGCGTAAAGCTCTACCTCAAGGCAGGGCAAACGATGGAGTCTGTCCAAGAGATCGTGCAGGAAATGGACTACTCGTTTGCTCACAAGGAGTTGGTTGAGCATGAAATCATAGAGATAACGGACACATCCATAGAGGGGGAAGTATGAGCAACATAAGGAGAATGTTCGAACTTTCCACCGTGCATGTTCCGGGGCCCGATCCCGACTGGGGCGACCTGAAGGTCAAGGACCATGAGTATGGGTGGGTCGTCTGGGTCTACGACCCCGACGACAACCTGTCGCCTGAATGGATGAAGCCGATCATGAAGTTGGCCTACAGCAAGAACTGCGCCCTCATCTTGTTCGACTCTGACGCTGGCGAGTGGGAGGACACCGAACTGCACAGCCTAACGCAGTTCCAAGATCTCTGGGAGGAAGTATGAGCAATCTATCCCCTGACTGGGGGAACTACTACGGCACCTGCATGGACTGCGGAGGGAGGTACCACGCTAGTGGTACGGAGCATTGCAACTGCGAAGAGTGTGAGAGATGTGAGGGAATCACAGCACCTGACGACCTGGACGAAGGGACCTGTCTTGGGTGCTGGGAAATGGGAGATGTGTGCTGCCCTGTCTGCAAGGAGTGGACGTTTAAAGAGCACCTTGAAGATGGGGCTTGCCCCGACTGTGTAACCCATTAACAGACCTTCAACCTTTAGAGATTGAAGGCGTAGAAAGGAGAGGAAGGCATGGCCGCTGTGGACAATGAATATATAAGCGCTCGAATTGCCGAGATAAGCGTCAGAGAGAAGGTCTCTGGCCTTAAAAAAACTATTGAAAGAGAAACCAAAAGAATAGAGGAGGCTGCACAGGTCGTTGATATGCAAATACAACAGCTATTAGAGGATATGAAGGGGGGCGACCCTTGTTCCGCTAACAGCTGGGGAGAGCCAGGTTTTAGGGCAATGCGTCAGGAACTAGACAGGCTTTATGGAAAAGTAAACTTTTACTCCGGGATGATGATGTCCCTAAGTCTGGTGAGCAACCACATAGACGTTCATTGGAAGGGGTTTTGATATGGGTCCAATATCAATGAGTCTAGTAACAGCAAAAAGGATTGAGACATTTCTAAGCTGGCACCTTGAGGCTGGTACTCCAGAGTTTATGAGGCCCGAAAAGGTTGATAGGGAGTCCGCAAAGAACCTTCTTATTACGATAAGAGAGGCTCTTAGGGAGCTGGATGAGAACGAGTCTCTGTGGATCGAGATTGGTGTTGGTCCAGAGGGGGCTGGGTAATGGATTACTGCAACATTACCGAAGTTGAAGAGTGCGATCAGTGCGACCGAGCCAGCAGTGGCCGAGAGTATGGATTCAAGTGCGAAGCCAATCAGTGCGGGAACTGTGGCGACACCTACCGGGACTGCGAAGGCTCTTGCAACAACGGCTGCTCAGGGGCTTCCTAAACAGAGAGGATGGACAGCGGCATGACAGTTATAGAGCTGGCTGCGTACAGGAAAGCAAAGTACGGGGACACAGAGGAACGGGATGAGGGTGTGATCTACAAATGGACTTGTTGCGTATGCAAGTGCTTTGCCTACAAACTGCTTGAGGACATCCCAAAAAAGTGTCCCGTCTGCAGGAGTTATATAGACCAGATAGAGGTTTATGAAGGAGATGAGTGATGCCAGGAAAACTACTGAAGACAGAAGAAGAAGAGGCTGCTTTCGTTAAGGACTACGAAAAGCTGGTGTCCGTCAAAGACCTTGCTAAGAAGTGGGGGTGTACTCGACAAACAGCGAGCGCATCACTTAAGAGGCTTGGTGTTAAGGTCCAAAGGCCGCGAGGGAAGGATGCCAATGGCCGAAACTGGAAGGGCGACTACCACCCAATGCTTGGCAAGTGGCCAGACTCTTTGGTCGCAAAGGACATATTGCTAAGGACTGGTAAGAAGGTTTCCAGAGCGGCTGTTTGTCAGGCTAGAAAGCGAAGAGGGATCAAGGCACTGTCAGAAGCACAGCATGAAGCCATGAAGGCCCGGATAGACGGGGGCTAGACAGCGAGACCCTCTCAGGCTAGTTTCAACCTGTCGCCAAGACGAGGTCTTACCCAAGACCCTCATGGCCTCAAAGCAGCGTCCACCTGGGCCTTCTCCCCCCTTCCTCCGGGTGGGCGCTCTTTGAAGGCGATACCCCGCAAAGCAAAGCCCCCCATGGCTAAAACCAAGGAGGGCTTGCCGGTGCCTGCCAACAGTGTGGCGAACCACAAAGGTTCAAATGGCTGGAACCATGCAACAAAGCAGGGGACTCGCAAGAAAACCTGCTTGGTGCGTAGTAGAAACTAGCCAAAAGCATTGACGAGGGCAAGGTAGTGAGCGTAGCCTCGCATCACTGCTCCACCAAAGAGCAGCCATAATTTTCCGTCGTGTGGCCCCTGTTCAAAGGGCGAAACTGGCGGAGAAAGGACGCGCAAGAGGAGCCCTGCTCCGAGTTTGAACCCACCAGAACACAAGGTCTTATCAAGGCTTATGGCTTCGACAAAGAAGTCGCAAGGTCAACAGGTAACAACGCACCCCCGCCTGTTAAGTGCTCTGAGGGAAAGACCGCCTATCTAAAAGTGACCAGGATAGGAATGGTTGAAACGCGCAGTCCAAAGGTGACCCAACCTAGCAAGGGTCACAGGATGGGGGTGCGTTTGGGGGGTAAGAGTTGGTCGTTTGACCTTTGAAACAGGTCTCTATATTATTGATTTTGTCAGTGTCTTACTGGCGTTGGGGCGTTAGTTATTTAAGGCGGGACAGTTGTTGTCCTGTCCGCAACCAATGATGGCGATTGTCATCATTTTTTAGGAGAGAGAGATATGCCTGCTTATTTTGAAACTGGAATGTACGTTGGTGCCACCCCCTGGCACGGTCTTGGAACCTATGTTGGTGAAGAGGGTCTTAGGACGAAGGGTGCTTTAAAAAGAGGGGACCTCCTCTGGACTGTGAGCAAGCGGCCTTTGTTTACGGTACCGGAGGGCGGTGCCCTTGCGGCAGCGTCCATGCCGTCTGTCTGCCTGGAGGACTACCGGGCAATCATGCGGGACACCGACAACTCTGCATATGGGATTGTGAAGAAGGACTACACGCTCTTCCAGAACGAAGAGATGGGTGCCTTCGCAGACGATCTTATTGACGACGGCAGCCTGCGTATCCACACCGCTGGGTCGCTTAACGGTGGTCGTCAGGTGTGGTTGCTTGGCAAGGTTGGGTCTACCGAGATCATCCCCAAGGACAAGGTAGACCACTACCTCTTCTTGTATACGGGGCACGATGGGTCTACAGCCTTCCGCTGCATGTTCACAACGGTGCGTGTGGTTTGTGCAAACACGGCTGCTGTTGCACTGCGGAACTCTCGCGGGCAAAGCGTCAGCATTCGGCACACGAAGAACATGTCGCTTAAGTCTGGCGAGGCTGCTCGTGTCCTGGGCATTTCTCAGAAGGCATTTGCTGAGTCGGATGAGTTCATGCGAAAGCTTGCCGATGTTCCGATGCCTCAGTCTGACTGGATTGATTTCTGCATGGAGCTATTCCCCACCCCGGTGGCAGACGAGGACGGCAATGTAAGCAAGCGTGCCATGTCTATCTCGGAGAACAACCGAAGCCAGCTGACGCGCCTGTTTGTTGGTGGTCGAGGTACTGAGATCCCAGGGGTTCGCGGAACTGGCTGGGCTGCATACAACGCACTAACTGAGTTCGCTGGCTATCACCGCACATCTCGCGGTGGCAAGGGCAAGCGCTTTGAGTCTCTGATGATGGGCTCTGGTGCGAAGTTCGTTCAGAACGGTACGAACATCCTTCGCGGACTCGTTTAGTTCTCAACTTTTAAAGGTTGAAAAAGGGAGGGTTCATGGAACTGCTAACGCAGACAGAGCTAGTCACGTTCAGCCGATGTGAAGAGCGCCATAACATTCGCTACAACAGGCGGCTTACTCCCTTTGAGGAGCATCCAGCCTTGGCGATGGGAAGCGCTGTCCACGAAGGGCTTGAGCATGGCTCAGTGAAAGCTGCGTTAGCGGTCATGGACGCCTCTGGAGACAGTGAATGGCCTGGATCGAGCGCGTCTGACAGGGTGCGCCGGTCCCAGGTCGCAGCCATGGTCGGAGGCGCTTTAGAGCGGTGGTCCTGCTGGCCTGACAAACACGAGGTTCAGTTTGAGATACCTCTCAGGCACCCGGACACAGACGTTCATAGCGCAGAGCACAGGCTTAGCGGTGTGTTTGATGGTGTCTGGGAGGGGACCTACCCAGGGATGCCTGGAGAGTGGGTGTTGGGGGAGTGGAAGACTGCATCCATTGTAAATAGGGACTATATCGCCCGTCTTGAGATCGACTTTCAGGTAACCACTTACTTGTACGCAGCGAGCGTCCTGTACCAGAGACCTGTTAGGAAGATGGTCTATCGGGTGATTAAAAAGCCAACGATTAGGCAGAAGAAGACAGAGAGTGCGAACGACTATGCAGAGCGCGTCCGCTTGGACTATCTGGAGAGACCAGAGCACTACTTCTTTGATCAGGTAGTGACGCGAACAGATGCCCAGTTAATCGAGTGGAAGCGCCAAGCATGGGCCACGCACAGGAGAATACTTGAGATTCAGAGAGGCGAGGCTGTGGCCATAAGGTCTACACAGTCCTGTCTGAGCAGAGGACGGTGCCCATACTTTGATCTTTGTACTGGTTCCGTCATAGAGAGCGCCTACCGGCGACTAAACACAAAGCACAGAGAGATTAAGAAGGAGAATAACAATGGGAATGATTCCTAAAGAGCCGACTCCGCCAAGCACTAGGATGGCGGATTATTCCTGGCTCTTCTACGGCAACGTAGGAGTTGGGAAGACAACATTGGCAAACCAGTTTCCTAGTCCAATATTTGTTGCAACGGAGCAGGGGACAACGGCAATGCACGCTGCGTCTATTCCAGTGGGAAGCTGGGAAGACCTTAAGCTTGTGCTTGAGGCTCTCAGGACAGAGAAGCACGCTTACAAAACCGTCATCCTTGACACCGTTGATGTGGCCTACGCGCTCTGTTCCACATATGTGTGCGAGGCAAACGGGTGGACCGATGTTTCCGATGGGGATTTTGGCCTGGGCTGGCGAGCGCTTGGGAGGGAGTGGACGAACATGATCGCCAAGTTAAGAACGCTGCCCATGTGTACGGTGTTTATCGGCCATGAGAAGTCTGAAGAAATTGTTGAACGAATTGGATCGAAGAACATGGCGACCGGGCGACAGAGGATTACTTCAGCGCTGCCCAGAAGCGCTAGGGCGACCTTGCACGCGGCCATGGACTTCATTCTTCGCTGTGAGCTGACAGAGGATAACGAAAGGATCCTAAGGACTCAGCCAATCGAGAACAAGAGAGAGCGAATTGAGGTTAAGGCCCGTGGACACGAAGGGGCAATGCTTCCAGAGGTGGTGGAGATGAGCTTCACCTCTTTACAGGGGGCTTTTAAGAACAGCTTTGTTAAGGAGCAAAAATGACTACTGAAATCGAAGACATCTTCAACAACATCTCCCCCCCCGAAGAAGCTGATGGTGGGTCTAGAAAAAAGCGCCGAAAGGACGACGCGGATAAGATCCCAGACGGGGTCTATCAAGCAAAGATTGTCGAGTTCTCAACCTTCCACAAAGACGACGATTACGGTAACCGGGACTACTTTACGGTCATGTGGTTTCAAGTAACGACTGGGCCAGCTGCGGGTGCAGAGGTTCAAAGCTTTTCATCCGTAGGCCCAAAGTCAGTACCGTTTATCAAGAGAGCCATTAAAAAGGTTACTGGTAAGGAGCCGTCCTGGTCTGATCTCTACGACAAGGAAATGGGATCGACTGGAAGCATTCAGTTCAAGCTTGTTGGAAAGCATGTTGAGATCCAGCAAAAGACCAATGGTAAGTACGCGAACATCTACATAAACAAAGTCATCGACAGTTCGGGCGAACAAGGCTCAGCCTCGCCAGCAAACGACGACAGTGACAGGAATGTAGACGATTTATTCTAGGAATCAGCGCACGCTCCTTCCAAAGGCCCGTAGCTTCTGTGCGCTGTACCCACGACATGCCAAGTATGTCTTGAAGAAGTTCAGGTCTATGCCTGCCGGGGTCGAGCTAGGACTCGACAGGGTTAACGGACACCTGCTTAGAAGGTGGTCAAACCGGCATCTTCATTTCCGTAGAGGGGGTTGGGTATTTACTTCTTTCTACCAACTCCCTTGCAGTCACCCGCACAGGGAGGCACAGCGGGCGGAAGCATCAGGTGCCTCAACTAACAACCAACCAGGAGAGAAACATGAAGACGGTTGACCCAAAGGATTACCGCTCCCTTTCAATGTGGGCGATTGATCTTGTTAGAAACAACCCATCGATGACAGCAGAGGGCTTTGATGACGAGTGTCAGAGGTGGGGAGTTGTTTGTGGCAGAGGTCCTTTTTACAAAGGCGTAAAGGCATACAGGGAAGAGCATGGGCTTGGAGCGCTTCCTCGCGGCGGGAAGCTGACTGGCAAGGCCCCGAAGCCAGCGAACTACCAGAGCGAAGGACAAGATGTCTTAGGCGGAACGACTAGAGGCCCAGAGAGGAGGCTTGTTAGGGGTGGGGCTGTTGCTGTTGAACAAAGTTCCAACGAGCTGGTCTCCAGGAAAGACAGGCTTATCCTTTCCGAGATCAATGAACACGCCGCCAGAATGATTGCCTGGATGAGGAAGTACAATGTAAGGGTTATCACCATGGAGTCGGAGAGCCAAGAGGTAACCCTCTCTAACGAGCCGTCCGTCAGTCGTCAGATTGTCCCCTCTCCACACTTCACAGTCCAGAAGAAGTAGGTGGTCAAAGTGCAAAACGAAGGAGAGCTTCTTGCCAATCCAGGCCCCGTGGAGGCCGATGTCCACTGCGACAGAACCCTGGAAAGACCAAAAGGCCGGTCCTTGCGACAGGCAAGGGAGGACCTTATGGCTAACATCGACAAAGGGGTTGTGTGCCCCTGCTGTGGGCAGCTGGCCAAGGTCTACAAAAGAAAACTCAATAAGAAGATGGCCGAGTGGCTTGTCTGGCTTGTGGGTAAATACCTACACAGTACCGGGCACATACCCTCCAACTGGATAGACGTTAAAGAAAGCCGGGTTAGAGGAGGAGATTACGCGAAGCTAGCTCTTTGGGGTCTCGCGAAGAGGAAGCCCGTCGAAGAGGGGGCTAAGTCAAGAACCTCTGGCCTATGGAAGCCAACCCCAATTGGAATCGACTTTGCCATTGGCA